GGTGTTACTCTTACTCCTTATCAACCATATGATCCAGAAATCAATAGTAAGTGGCGTCTAAGATAAAGGTAAATATAGTATGAGCCAATTAGAAAAAAATCTTTATAAACGTGTAACTGTAAGTCAGACTCCTGGAACAGCAGCTTCTGGAAGAAAATATAGAGGATTTTCAACAATTGCTGATGCCAAAAGTTTCAGTGTTTACGACTTTGAACTTATTAAACAAGATTTAATAAACCATTTTCATATACGCCAGACTGAAAAACTAAGTGATCCTACTTTCGGTACTATTATTTGGGATATATTATACGAACCATTTACTGTTGAAGTACAGGAAGCAATAATTGAAGATGTAACTAATATTATAAATTATGATCCTAGAATAAAAGCTGAAAATATTATTATTGACACTTACGAGCAAGGCATACAAATTGATTGTACTATAACTGTTCTTCCGTTCGGCATAACAGATCAATTACGTTTTAAATTTGATAAAGAAAACGGTCTACTACAGCAATAAAAATTAAATACGCACTTTTTCCTTTCAGGTAAATACATTAGTAAACAAGGAAAATAATATGTCTTCAAATGATAGACAGTCTAGGCTACTAGTAGCTGAAGACTGGAAACGAATTTACCAAAGCTTTAGGAACGCAGATTTCCAAAGCTACGATTTTGATAATCTAAGACGCACAATGATTAATTATCTGCGTCAAAACTATCCAGAAGATTTTAACGATTACATTGAATCAAGTGAATACCTTGCATTAATTGATATGATTGCTTTCCTTGGGCAAAACTTATCATTCCGCATTGATTTAAACGCTCGTGAAAACTTCCTTGAAACGGCAGAACGCAGAGAAAGCGTATTACGTCTAGCACGTATGCTTTCTTACAATCCAAGACGTAATCAAGCAGCTAACGGCTTGCTTAAATTTGATACAATTAAAACAACTGAAAATCTGTTAGATAGTAACGGTTTAAACGTGGCTGGTATTACTGTTAAGTGGAATGACCAAACTAACACAAATTACTTTGAGCAGTTTGTTAAAATCCTAAATTCAGCATTGCCATTATCTAACTCAATCGGTAATCCGTTAAAATCTGCATTAATTGCAGATGTACAAACACAAAAATATCGCTTAAATGCTACAAATACTGGACAAGCAATTTATCCTTTTACAAAACGTATTGAAGGTGTAAGCACACGATTTGAAGCAGTAAGCACAGATATCTTAGATGAAAGCATTTTAGAAGAAGCTCCTTTACCTGGCAATAGTCCTGCATTTTTGTTTAGAGATGACGGGCAAGGCGCCGGCTCGTCTAACACTGGTTTCTTTATGCACTTCCGTCAAGGTAAACTTCAAACAGGAAACTTTGCAGTAACAAATCCAACACCAAATCAAGCAGTTCAAATTGACGCCGAAAATATTAACGATAGTGATGTTTGGCTATTTGGACTAAACAGCGCAGGTTTTGAAAGTAAACAGTGGACAAAAATTGATTCGACTGAAGGCAACAACGTTGTTTATAATAGTCTGTTTAACAAAACTAGAGATGTATTTGCTGTAACTACTCGCATAGGCGATAGAATTAATTTAAATTTTAGTGACGGCGTATTTGGAAATTTACCATCTGGTAACTACAAAGCCTATTACAGAACTAGTAATAATTTAAGGAGTGTAATTACTCCAAGTGCAATAGGTATAGTAAGTATTGAAATACCGTACCAATCAACAAACGGAACTGCGGAAATACTTACTGTTGGACTTAAATTAAATTATACAGTTAATAACGGCACATCATCAGAAACTACCCAAGAGATTAAGCAAAATGCTCCTTCTACTTATTACACACAAAATAGATTAATTACAGGTGAAGATTATAATATTGGTCCGCTAGCAATTAGTCAAGACATTATTAAAACCAAAAGTTCAAATAGAATATCAAGCGGCATTAGTAGATTTTTTGATCTAAAGGATGCTAGCGGTAAGTATTCAAACACTAGCTTATTTGCAGACGACGGCGTAATTTATAAAGAAGAATTTTCTGAGAAGCAATCATTTACATTTACAACACAAACAGATGTCGAAGGTGTTATATACAACACAATTGAAGCCATTTTAAGTAGTGTTAATGCACAAAATTTTTATCTAGCAAAATATCCAAAAATTATTGTTAGTGATCTAAATGCAGCTTGGACACAGACTAGTAACTCTACAAACCAGTCGTTGGGGCTATTACAAGATATTGATTCAAATCCTTATACAGTAGGTACATTTACCGCAAACAGTTTACGTTTATTAGAAGCTGGCTCGATGTTAAAATTTGTAGCACCTTCGGGTAAACACTTTATGCCTAACGGTACTTTAATGGATGATAGCGCCGCAGGAGATCACTTAGGTAAAACTACATATAAATGGTGTAAAGTAATTTCTGTATCAGGCAACGGCACAATAATTAATGAAGATAATATTGCTCCTGTTGCATTAAATGATATTATTCCAACAGGCGCAATTTTAGAACAAATTATACCTAATTTTTCTAAAGTATTAATTAACGATGTAAAAACGCAATTAATTGATCAAACATTTGAATATAAAGATTTTGCACTACGTTATGACCAATATGATAGACAATGGAAAATTGTATTAGCAGAAGACATTAATACACTTAATAATTTTGCTACAGGTAAAACAGGCGACATATCAGGCGAAAACCTAGATGCAAGTTGGATGTTATACTTTAAAACAGATGGTGAAAAATATACGATTACATATCGAAATTTACGCTATGTAATGGAAAGTGCAGATGAAATTAGATTCTTCTTTGACTCAGTTGATAAGATTTATGACCCTTCGACAGGACAACTTGTTAGAGATAAAATTGATATTTTAAATATTAACCGTAAACCAGGTGCATTAACATCATTTACAAAAGATTATAACTGGACAATTACTGATGCATATAGAGACGCAGAAGGTTATTTAGATAGCCGTAAAATTCAAGTTCAGTTTATTGATCTTGATGACGATGGCGTAGTCGACGATCCTGATATTTTTGAACAAATCGTCGGAGAAGACGATGTAACTATTCTTACAAAAGACAAACTTATATTCCAAAAGAAATATTCAACAACTGACGGAGTAGAAGACTTTAAATATTTTGCAAACACAACTGATGAAATATTAGTAATACAAAACGAAGCAGCTATTGCTCCTTACAGTACACATTTAGAAGGTCAAATCTTTTATTTAATTGACGAAGGTATTTTTAGAAAACTTAATAAACTACTAAACAATACTATAATGAATACCGATTATAAAGCACATTTTGGTCGTGCAGACTTAAAATTCCATTATATACATGTTGCAGACAGCAGTTATAGAATTGATCCAAGTGCAAGTAATATTATCGATACATACATTCTTTCAAAATCCTATGATACACAAGTAAAACAATATATTTCTGGAACAACATCAGTGCAACCTAAGCCTCCAAGTAATGATGAATTATTTAGAAGCTATGGCGGAGAAATAAACAAAATAAAAAGTTTAAGTGATGAAGTAATTTATCACCCTGCAAAGTATAAAATACTGTTCGGCGACAAAGCTCCTGCAGACTTGCAAGTTAAATTTAAAATTGTTAAAAATACTAGTATGGTTATTAACGATAACGAACTTAAATCAGACATAATTGAAGCTATTAATAAATTCTTTGATATTGAAAATTGGGACTTTGGAGAGACGTTTTACTTCCAAGAACTTAGTGCCTATATCATAAATCAGCTGTCTCCTAAACTGGTAAGTATACTAATAGTACCGCGCCAAACTACACAATCGTTTGGTAGTCTATTTGAAATAAAGAGTGAGCCAGATGAAATATTTGCAAGTGCAGCGAAGGTGAGTGACATCGAAACAATTGATCAATTAACAGCAACTAACATACAAGCTAGCGGAACAGTAATTAACACTGTTGCAACTAGCATAACATCAGGAATATCAAGCAGTGCATCGACACCAGCAACTACAACAACAACTAATTCAACAGGCGGAGGCTATAGTTACTAATGGCTAAGAATGATCAGAACGAAAGCGCACTACCTGTTCCAGGACAGAATAATAAAATCACTGCAAGTGATTTTTTACCAAAGTTCTTTAGAACACAGGCAAACAAAAAGTTTTTACAAGGCACACTCGATCAACTTATACAGCCTGGTGTTGCAGAAAAGATTAATGGTTACTACGGTAGAACAACTGCAAAAGCATACAAAACTACAGACAACTATGTTGATGATGTAACTACTGACAGAACTAATTACCAGTTAGAGCCTGCTACAGTTATTAAAGACAACTACGATAATGTAACTTTTTATAAAGATTATAATGATTATATTGGCCAACTTGGTGTTTTCGGTGCAAATACAGATAATCACAGTCGCTTAAACAGTCAAGAAACATATGCATGGAACCCAAATATTGATTGGGATAAGTTTGTAAACTTCCGTGAATATTACTGGATGCCAAATGGCCCTATTAGTGTTCCTGTAAGAGGACAGAGTAGAGACGTTGTTAGTACATATACTGTTACTACAGAAGAGCAAG